GTTTTCGCTTGCATCGGGTTCTTTCCGGTGACCCCGGCACTACCTGGGACGGTCTGACCAGCACCAATGTGCCGACCGCGTTCGACGATTACCAGGGCGTCTTCATCCCGACGTTCTGGAGTTCCAAGCTCATTTGAACTTCATCTGGTGAGCGTATATACTGGGTCTGAATAACGGGGACTGAAAAGAACCCGATGCAAGCGAAAACAGCCACCTAGCATGCCCTGAAGGGCTAAGAGGTGAGTGTATGATCAGTGAGAAGTATCTTGCTGGGTTTCTGGATGCCGATGGGTATCTAGGCGTCCGCGCACGAATCGGGGCTTGCCCTGATCTGGAAGTGGGCGTTGCCCAGCTCAACAAAGGTGCTGTTGTCTTAGAGGCTCTACGCGACATGTTTGGTGGAGTCATCGTAGATGACGGGGTGTACTCTAAGCTATCGATGCGCGGCGGTCCGGCCCGCAAGTGCTTCGAGCGCCTGAAGAAGTACCTTGTGTTGAAGCAAGACCATGCCGAGCGCATGTTGGAGCTTATTGATACTTCCGGTGTGCTTCGCACCAGAGACGATGTGTTGGCGGTAAGGGAGCGGGTCCGCGAGATTCGCAACTATGGCGCCACACAGCAGCCAAACTTCCCTTCTAGGAAGTGGATGGCTGGGTATATTGACGGTGACGGCAGCTTCAGCGTAAAAGTCTGCCGCAAGACCGGATACGCATACCCAACACTAAGTATTTTGGCGGCTAGAAACTACATCGTCGGGGTGCACTTGCTTGAGAAAGCGTTTGGCGGCATTCTAACGCCGCGCAAACAGAACCTTGTTTGGCAGATACAACTGTCTGACCCAAGCAAATGTAAAGAGGTTGTCGGCCATTGCGCGCAACACCTTGTACTCAAGCAAGCACAGGCATACTTCCTGTTGGGTTGTGCAGCGAATGGTAATTTCCGAGACGGAATAACCATTCGAGAAACTATCAAAACCCTAAATTCGCAGCAGCACAGACTGAGTGACCCAGCGTCCGTAGCAGCCGAGTATCTTCGGCAGGTTCGGTCCGACATACCTAAGAGGCGGCAAGGCCGTCCCCCCGGTGTAAAAGAGACCAAACCTCGGGCGAAGCGACAGTCGAAACCTCTGAAATGTGGTTAAGCGAGAAGTTTTACGACGCGTCTGTCCTCGCCGCTATCTCGAATACCGAGTGGGAAGGCGATATTCAGAACGGCGGCAATAAGGTCATCATTCGCAACAAGCCGGATGTGACTGTCAACGACTACTTCGTTGACCAGCCGCTGGTCGTGGAGCGCCCCGGCTCCGGCAAGGTCGATCTGGACATTGACCGCGGCAAGTATTTCAACACCGTTCTGGACGACGTGGTGGGCACGCAGGTTGACATCAATTTGATGGACCTGTGGGCGGAATCGGCTTCGGAAAAGATGAAGATCGCCATCGACTCCGAGGTGCTGCGCGGCATCGCCGCCGACATCATCACGTCCTACACGGCTGCCATGGGCGGCACCACCAACAACTCCGGCAACGTGGGCGCGACCGCCGGCCGGAAGTCTGCCGACATCAACCTGGGCGTTACCACCAGCCCGGTCGTACTGACGGACCGCAACGCCGGTGCCGGTGAGATGGAGGTCGTGGACTTCCTCACCTACATGGGCTTGGTGCTGGATGAGGCCAACATCCCTGAGTCCGACCGCTGGGTGGTGGCTCCGCCGTGGATGTCTCGCATGCTCCAGCGCTCCGAGCTGCGTGACGCGTCCTTGACCGGCGACGGTCAGTCGGCGCTGCGCAGCGGGCGCATCGGCATGGTGGCGGGCTTTGAGATCTATCAAAGCAACCTGCTGCCGACCGGTACGCCGGACAGCCTGGCTGCGGGCGAGACGCAGCTCTTCTTTGGCCATCGCATTGGTCTGACGTTTGCCAGCCAGATGTCGAAGATGGAGCAGCTCCGCGCCGAGAGTACCTTTGGTACCATCATGCGGGGCTTGCAGACCTACGGCTTCAAGGTCGTGGACGGCACGGCCATCGGCTCCGCCGTCGTGGCCAAAGCGTAAGACCTTGGGGGCGCTTCGGCGCCCCATCCACTGGAGATTGACGAATGCCAGCTAAGAAAGCGCCGGCTCAGGTGCATCGCGTGATGGTCTCGAAGGAGAACCCGAACGTGTTCTATGCCTGGAACCCTGAGCTTGCCAAGCGCACTGACCGGCTGTTCGAGGCTTACCGGGACCCCAAGACCGGCGAGATCAAACAGTCCACCGAGCCCGCCAAGACGCCGTATGCCGAGGCGCTCACTCGGTTGGCGAAGGATCAGGGCGTGCCCGAGGGCGTGACTGTGACCGGCGATGAGGTGGACGTGCCTAGCCTGGGGACCGTCGCCGCGCAGCGGGCTGGCTGACCATGCGCACGCTGGCTGGCTTCATCACGGATGTCCGGCGGCTTGTGCAAGACCAGGAGACGCTTCGGTTCTCGGATGATGATATTCTGGGTGTGCTGGACCTCGCGTTGATGGAGGTGCAGCGGCTGCGTCCGGACATCGTGACCCTCTACTCCGTGTCGTCCGCCAGTGAATGGTTGATGGACGACAAGGTGCCGTTGGGGCCGCAAACTTACTCGGCCGTGCTGTCTTTCACCGGCGGGTGGCTGGCTCTCGGAAATTCGCCATCCGGTGGCGAAGATGAGACTACCGCGGCGGCTTTGGTGCAGCGTCTCGCTATGAGCCTGAGCGCATGAATTACATGGTATCGGACGTTGCCCGTCAGATACGGGACGTTCTCAACGACCAGGAGGCCGTCCGGTACTCGGATGAGCGGGTGTTCGACTCGCTGAACGCTTCGATGTCGGCTTTTCGGGCGCAGCGCCCGGACTTGCTGGCGGCGCGCGCACTTGCTGCTGACCCCGATTTCCCGTTGGTGGCCAGCGCGCCAGACCGGGAGTTTCCCCTTCCCCATCTATTCTTGCCCGCCGTGGTGTCCTACGCTGTGGCGTGGTTGGAGATGCCGGACGACGAGTTCTCGAACAACGGCCGTCTCCAGACTCTGTTCAAGCTCTCGGAAGCGGTTGGTCGTGGCGGGTAGCGCGCCTTGGCAGTTGTTCGAGTTCGCGGACCCGTGGACGGTCTGGGGCACGACGCTGCGCACTGAGTTGGCTGGGGCTGAAGAGAGCGGCATCCGCGCTGCCCTACTCGACGTAGCTGACTACTTCCTGAAGACGACGGGCGTGCTTCGGGCGGAGATGGTGGTTGATATTGCTGCTGGCCAGCGTGATTACCCCATCAATGACTATTTCGGTCACGAGAATCTGATTGCGCTGCTGGTGCACGCCGTCAACCTCGGCGACCGCTGGCAGCGCCCGTCGGCGCCTGTGGGCGCTTCTATGGAGTCGCCGCCGACGCGCAGGCCACGCTTAGCGCTTGTTGTGCATCCGCAGGTTTTGCGCCTCTACGGCACTCCTACGGAGCACATAGAGCGCGGGCTCGGGGTGCAGCTCAGCTACAAGCTCGCCGCAGGCGCGGACTGCGTGCCGCTGTTGCTGGCGGAGCACTACTATGAGGCCGTGCGCGACGGTGTTCTTGGCCGGATGAAGGCCCACACGAAGCGCCAGTATTCCGACCAGCAGGCGTCCGTAGAGCACAAGATACTGTTCCGCAGGGGCATTGCCGAGGCGCGTGACGAGGTGCGCAAGCGGTGGAGCAATGCGGAGATCGTGGGTGGGTTCAACCCAGACTGGACGCGGCGCGCGTCCGCCGGAGCGTATAGGCGATGACCGCAACGATCCAGACCATTGACGACGGCGAAGGCGCTGCGGAAGTTCGCGCCAAGCTAAACACAGTCATTGAGCGGCAGAATGCCCTGCTGCTCACTGACTACACCGGTGCCCCGGGACGTGACGGTGCGCCCGGGCGTGACGGCGCTAAGGGCGACCCTGGGGACTATATCGGGGTTCAACTCGTCGACGTGCTCACCAGCGCCGATGACCTGCCGCTGACCGGCAGCCCCGGCGACGCGTATGGCGTTGAGACGGCGGACGGGCTTCAGATTGAGCTGAATGTCTGGACCACGACTGACGGGTGGAAAAACTACGGCGTCATCAATCCGCAGCAGTACCGCAACGACCCTGGCGTGATCCACGTTCGCATGGACGGCGACGACATGCAAGACGGGCGCAGTGAGGCTAAGGCGCTGCGCACATTGGAAGCCGCGGTGCAGGCGGCGACGGAGCTGGGCGGCAAGACGACCGTGTTCGTCCACCCCGGCGACTACGAGACCGAGGGCCATCTGGACTGGCCGGACCTTTGCACCGTGTTCGGCGTCGCCGGTGCGCGCAAGACGACCATCAGGCCGGCGCCCGGCAGCGACGAGGACGGCGTGCCGTTCAAGAACAAGAACGTCATGCGCCTCGGGGACGGTGGGTACATCGAGGGGTTCTCGTTCGAGGACTTTGAGATATACAACCCGGGCGACCCCGAGCACCCGTTCGATGATCCTTACGAGGGGTTCGCTGTGGCGTTCCGCCCGGGCGCGGTCATCAATCGGGTGCCGTACGCCCACAACATCACGGTGTACAAGCGGTTCCCGCCACGCAATCTGGTGAGCCCGCCGTTGGATCGGCGCAACGGCAACCCGCTGGTCGGTCCCGGCGGCGGGGTGGCCATCGCCGACGGCGCGGTTGTGAGCCAGTATTCCGCGTTCCCGAACATCATGACCTGGGGCGCCACCCCGTCCAGCCCGAACGGCATTGGGTACCTGGCCAAGCGCGGCGGGTTTCTGAACCCCGTTAACGCGATCTGCCTGTGGGCGCACCGGCATTTCATGGTGCAGTCCGGCGCGCAGATGGTGCTCTCAGGCTGCTCCAGCCAGTTTGGCGACTACTCCTTGTGGTCTGAGGGCGTGACGTATTCTGTGCGTCCTGAGACGCCGGAGGTGGTGCTCTTCGCCGATCCCGTCAGTTCCGCGGTTATCCGCAACCGCACTGATGAAATCATCGACTTCATGTGGACTGGGGTCATTTCGCTTCAGCCGCAGTGCGGTTGCGCCTGCTCCGATGCGGAGTACGAAGCGTTCGCCCGGCGCGACCTCGGCATCTTTATGCGCGGCCTTGAGTTCGCTGTGGCGGCCGGGGACTACCGCCCGCTGGCGCAGTGGGCGCGCGGCGTGTTCGACTGGAAGGGCGATTTCGTCTCCATTGATGAGTGTCGCCCGGTCTGGGCGCAGTGGTTCCGCACGCTGGCGTCGAAGGTCAACAGTTACATGACGAGTCCGTCCACGCGCACCATGATCACCGGTATGGTGGAGGCGGTCGCCCTGACGCTTGAGAACCCGAACCGACGGCTGGAGCGCTCGCTGCTCACGGCCATCAACCACCAGTGGACTCTCCCCCTGTCCGGCGTGACGCGCGATGCTGTGCCGTCCAGGTTCCGTAACAACGGCCAGCCCGGCACTATTCGCCGTAGCGTCGTTCGGCGCCGCGGCGGGCGCATCAACTTTGCAGGGCAGGATGACCGCGGCAACGCAGAGTTCGTGGGCGGGCTTCAGATCGAGGCGCGCTCCGGCGAGCTTCGCGGCCCGCCCTTTGACGCCGCCGTTCGCAAGCGGGCTACTCGAATAACCTTCGCTCGGAGCTTCTGACCATGCCGACCATTCGTACTGACCAGCCGTCAACCGGCAAGCCTGCTGCGGTTCGGCTCTCCACGCTGAGCGACGCCGGGCGCACGACGCTGTACGAGTGCCCCAACTACTCCATCCCCGTTCGCGAGGACGAGGGGATCATCGTTGAGGACGCGGATGGCTTAGAGCGGCAGATCGTGGATGGCGAGGCGCTGTTCATTACTCCGCTGAACGTCACGAACAACGCGACCGCGCCTGGGGACATTAGGCTCATCATTGTCTCGCAGGATGGCGAAGAGTTCATCTACATCAACTGGATCTCGGTTCCTGCCGGTGAAACGGTCCAGCTCCCGGTTCAGGGGCTCTCGCTGCTGCGCCAGAATAACCCGCCGGTCGGCGACACACTCCAGGTGGAGGTTTCCGCGGGTTCCGATTTATCGGTTTACGCGATGGTCAGCGAGGCGGAAGCCGGCACCCACGCCCCCGATACTGAGGCAATCTTCTGATGTCCGATCTCGTAAAATACCTGTCAGGGAAGACCCGGTTCGTCGGGTGGGGTGTTCGCACGCAGGTGCCCATCCTGTTGGACCCCAAGCAGTACGAGGGGGCTATCCTTTGGGGCGAGGACCGCGCGCACTACTATTCCAACGGCGAGTTGTGGCTTCCGCTGCAGGAGAAGTCTATCGACACGCCGGCGCCGCGCGCGCCGACGAATGCTGTCGAGCAGACGCAGCTCCGGCTCACGCCGTTCCTGAGCCGCCAAGGACTGGAGCACACGGGCACTCGCTACGAAGTGGCGTCCGGCCCGGACTTCACGGCCGACCAGCTCCTCTTCGTCCGCAACATCGAGGACATCCAGTTTCTCGCTCCGGACGACCCGCGCCGCACGACGTATCAGATTACCCCGGACGACGGGCTGGAGTTTGGCGAGCAGTTTTACTGGCGTGCGGTGTACATCGCCGGCGCTGTCGAGTCCGATTACTCGACGCCGTTGCTCCAGACGTATCCGAACCGCCTTCAGGACCCGCGTGCGATTACGCCGTCGCAGACCACAACGGCGACGCTTCAGATCGACGAGCCCGAGACGGCGTTTCCGACGGAGTATTTCTATTACGCCACGCAGTATCGGGTCTATTCTGACCCGAACGGCAACAATCTGATTCAGGATAACATTGTCTTTGCGCCTGATGGCGCTGACGGGTTCATCCCCGTCAATAAAGCCGGGCTGGTTGACGGGGATCTGTACTACTGGGAGGCAAGGCACTACTTCCGCGGCTTCGCAGAAGCCAACCCCAACGACCCCAACGGGTTCCCGTCGGAATGGACCGGCATCCGGTCGTTCTTGGTCGTTCCGTCGTCTCTGGTGTACCAGTTCGACACGGACGCGGAGCCCGGGTTGGGGCTAGACGTTTCGCTGTACCTCGAAGAGGCGCCCGGGGCAACGCTCATCGGTACGATTGACTGGGGCGACTCCAGCACGACTACGCTGAATGGCACCGGCACGTACACGCATACGTGGGCGTCGGCTGGACAATACACCGTGCGTGTTACAGTGGCGGATGAGTCGTTGTCGCGCATCGGGTCCGAGGCACACGCGACCAACAACGTGCTTTCTCAGCGCAAGCTGGTAGGCGTCCTCGCGTTCGGTGAGAACATGGGCATCACCAAGCTGGACGATGCGTTCAACGGCTGCCGTAACCTAGTCACTGTCCCCAACTATCTGCCGGTGTCTCGCGACGCTAACGGCACCGTAACTCGCCGAATCAATAGCCTGGTCCGGACGTTCTTTGGCTGCGCGTCGTTCAACGCGCCTATTGCTGGGTGGGACGTGTCCAGCGTTCAGTCGATGTTCGGTACGTTTGCTGGGTGCACGATCTTCAATCAACCCATCGGCGGCTGGGATGTATCCAGTGTGACGACCATGCGCGAGGCGTTCCAGAATTGCCGCAACTTCGATCAGCCCCTCAATCTGTGGGGCGGCAAGCTCAACGCTGGTTTGACCGACCTAACGAGCATGTTCGAGGGCTGTTCTAGCTATAACCAGCACATGGACCAGTGGGCGGCTCGCGTGTCCAGCGTCAGTTCGACGAACTATATGTTCTTCGGGTGTACCCGCTTCAACGGCGACGTTGATGGGTGGCAAATTACGTCGGTGCTGACTGCCGTCGGCATGTTCCGCGACTGCACGAACTTCAATCGCGACTTGTCTGCTTTGGATGTGTCGTCTGTCCGGCAGATGGACGAGATGTTCATGGGCGCCGCGGCGTTCGATTCGGACTTGTCCGGCTGGAACGTAGCGAACCTTTTGACGGCGCGTAATATGTTCCGCGACGCCCGAGCCTTCCGCGGCATAGGACTGGACGCATGGACGACGACCAGTCTCACCGATACGTCGTACATGTTCTACAACTCGAACTACACGACATTCCCGTCGTCACTGAACCCGAACCTTAGCGGCTGGAGCATGGGCGCGGTCACGACTACTGAGTACATGTTCTACGGGTGCACGAGCTTCACTGGCTCAGGCATCGGCGCGTGGAGTGTCGGAGCGGTCCAGCGCATGGACAGCATGTTCGAGGGCTGCTCGGTCTTCAACGAGGACCTGAACGCGTGGGACGTGACGGGTGTCGGCACTGATGGTGCAGGTGGTACCTCTGACGGCGGCTTCGCTCGCATGTTTGCGGACTGCGTTGCGTTCCAGCAGACGCTGGACCAGTGGACGCCCACGAACGTCGCGTCTACGAGGCTCATGTTCCTGAACTGCCGGAACATCGGTCGCGACCTTGGCAGTGGCGCCGTGACGCCGGCGGTGGACACTTGGCTGACGCCGGGGCACCCGA